TAAGCGTTTACATAATCCGCCAATTCTTGGTAAGAACTTTCAATATATTTTTCAAATTCCACCTGACAGACCTTATCAAGGAACGAAACAATGCTTTGAGTAGTTTTCTCTCTTCCTTTGAATACAGTCTCAACCAAAGGACCCATATTAACGTAAAGAGAATCAGTATCCGAAGCAATAACGTAATCAACATCTGTACTCTTAAGAATTTTGTTTAGATAAGCATTTACCTTATTCATGATCCAGTTAATTGAAACTTGACCAGACAAAGTAATTGCTTCGGCATTTGCAAGCTTAAAATAACGAAAATACTGATTACCAATCGCACCATAGGCAGAGTTCAATTGAATCTTACGTGCCATCTGAATGTTATTGCAACGAGCAATCTCCTTAACTAACTCCTTGTTCTTGGTCTTTTCGTATTCTTGCTCTGCCGCAAGCATTTTCTTTTTAAAGATTACACGTTCATTATAAATCTTTTCCATCAACTCTGGGAGAAATCCACGAACATCTTTACGATACATCGCACCATTCGCACAAACTGCATAGTCCTTATAAAGTTCAAATGTAAGATCTTTATTGAGAATCTTATCCACAGTTACAGATGGGTGCCTTTCTTCTAAAAGAGTTTCAGGGCTTATGTTGTATTGCATAATTAAATGTGGATAAAGTGAATTTAAGTCAAAACTTACCACATAATCATACATCCCAGGAATAGGTTCCTTTACATAAGCACCCTCATACTTCGTATCTTTATCAGAACGCTCTTTAGGAGGAATGACAATATTCCTTTTCTTCAGATAGTTATATATGATTGTATCCCACATGCGAACTTGAGAAAATACATCCTCATAGTTTGCCTTGGCGTCATATGCCATGGTAAGCGCAAGTTCAATCAGTTTCATCTTGTCTTCCAAACGGTCAACAAGTTCCACGTCCTTGATGTTGTACTCTACAAACTTCTGCCAACCTTTAGTATAGAAGTCTTTGAACGTATCAAACTCGGAGTGATCCAGTTTCTTTTGCTTCAGTTCAACTTCAGCAATATAATCTAGACGATAAGATTCCTGTGCCTTATAAGTAAATTTCTTATAAAGATCAAGATAGTCTAACTGTGAGATTCCTCCGATATCATAACAAACATGCTTACGTCCAGAGATATAAGTTTCATTTTCAGTAACAAGACCCCAAGGCGACAAACGCTTCATCAACTTTTCACCAATAACCCTATCAATTCTACGAACAAGATAAGGAATATCATATAGTTTGCTGTTCCATCCAGTCACAACTTCGGGTGTATTGGATTCAATCATCCACCAATTAATGAAATCGTTCAAGAGATCATACTCAGTTGAGAATGAACGATAGTTTACATTCTTCTGTTTGTTTTGAAAGGGACCCTTTCCCCAAGTACGAATTTGCTTTGAAGAATAATCTTGAATAGTAATCAAAAGAACTTCCTCCGCAGCAGATTCTACATCGGGAAATCCATTTTCAGAGGCAACCTCAATATCAATCGTAGTTACTTTAATCTTATTAATATCAAACTTCAGTTCTTCTTCTGGATAAATGTCCGAAATATACTGATAAATGTATTGAGTATTTCCGAAGATTTTAAAGTTTTCTACATTCTCATACTTTTTAACAAATTCTCTACAATCACGCACAGAACCAGGTTGTACTGCCTCCACATATTCACCATTTAAAGTTTGATATTTAGTTTTTTTATTCGCAGGGACAAAAAGAGTCGGGTTAAACTTCTCACGGGTCATAAAATGTTTACCATTTTCATAACCACGGACCAAGAAGTGATCCCCGACCATTTGAACTTCTTGAGTTGGATCTGCGATAGTTAAAATATCCTCAGATCTAATCATAAGTTCTTTTTGATTAGATGCTTCTATCCATGTTTCAAGATAAAATTCATCAGATGCTTCTCTTTTTTTCCATAAACAAGGATTAATTAACTTACAATTTGGATCCCCAAGTTCAGCATCAATTTCTATTATTTCAGTTATTAAAATAGTATCAACTTTCAACAAGAGACACTTCACATTCTTTTCCATTTACTTTTTCCTCAAACATTTCTTTTAAAGAACTAATGGGTTCTACTACAGTTATAACCCAATCTGGCGTAACAATAACATCTTTATCTTCCGATAAAATAATCCATGGAGATAAAGTTACACTGACAACATTTTCAGAATCTTCATTAATGTTTTCAGTTAAAAGAACTGGAGAATTTAAAATAACTTTATGTGGATTGGAAAACAAATATCCACATGGTTTTTCATCAGAAACAAGTTCTTTTGCATCGGAAATAATGTAATCTCCGGACTTTAACAATGCTAATTTAGTTGACATGCTCAGATAATTTCCTTAATCTCATTTTACCAAAAAAAGGGGGAGGTGTCAACTGGATTTTGCCAGTTGCCTCCCAAGCGCCGACGATATTCAAATATATTTATAGATGATTCTTCCTCTTATGGTGTTCGGGAACAATCTTCCCTAAGACAATTGTGAGGAGTCCATCCTCAAAAGTGACTTCTCCAACTTCAGTGTCATCGGATAAAGTCCATGCTCGTTTAAAACTTCTTTGAGCCAGACCCTTGTGGATAAACGTTCTATCTGATTCAGTATCTGCCTTTTGTCCTTCGATAAAAAGTTTTCCATACTCTGTGTATACATGCACTTCATCCTTTTTAAATCCAGCAAGTGCAAGTTCAAGTCGTGATTCTACATTACTAACTTGAACAAGATTATAAGGTGGATAGTTTGTTGAAGTTTCGTGAAGATTAAACAGACGATCAAAATATTCGTCCATTCCAATACTGTTGCGAGTAATCCTATCCATCAAGGCAGGAAGATCCGCATGTGTAAACCTAGATGTTGCAAGGTTAGTCATTATGGTAGCTCCTTTTTAAAGCGAGTTTGTGTTTTGTGGATCCTTTTCGGCATCCACATATAATTATAACAGAAATCATAAAAAAAGGGAGTGTTGAACTCCCTACTTTTTATTCGGTTATACTCAAATCTGGATTAATCTTTTAGTTTTCTTAACTTCAGAAATGTTTTCTACACCTAGTGCTTGTGGAATAGTTCCAATAATTTCATAAGGTTTTATATTCCTATTCTTACTCTTCATGCGACAATAAGCATATTCTAAAATAAGATCGTCAATATGATCCAAAACTTTAATCGTATTTTCACGATTTCCAAAAATTTCTGGATGGGAAGAAGCTTGAGAATCATACAATGCAATATTCATTGTATTTTCATTCTTTACAAAGTTAAGTATAACTTGGTAAAGAAGACGAAGAACACGAGTTGGATCACCTTCACCAAATTTAATACCACAAGTGTTTAGAAGATCTGCACCAATTCCCAATTCTTCTAGAAACTCTTGTGCCTCTTTTCTACTAAAAGACTCTACAACACCTCTACGAGAATAATCTCTAGAAACTTTAGTAGCAATTCCTTCAATTTTTTGAGGGCTAAGATTCAAATCAAGGGTAGTAATATACTCTTTTACTTTATCTTTAGAATTATTTGGACGATTTTCAAAACGCTTACGAACTATTTCTTCAATCTCAGATTCAGATATAACTTTTTGACCATTACCTTTATTCATAGAGGCACGAGCATCATCAAGTGCCTCTTCAAAAGTTTCTTGAAATTCTGTAGATGTGGATTCATCTCGCACATATTCAGCAAAAATCCACTCTTTATATCCAATTTTTTTAAGGGTTTTTAAACGGTGAAATCCATTTATCAAATTATCGTTTGGATAAATTGATGGGGTTTGAACATTGACATCAATACCAGAACGAAGTGACATCTCCAATGTTTCATTGTCAGAAGTTCCAGCAACACGCACCGTATTGTCGGTATTGCCATTTTTATCTTTAGTGTTAATTTGAGTTAACTTACGCCAACGGTAAGCAGAAAATTTCCATCCAGGAACGGAGACGGGTTTGGGGAGAAATTTTTCAATTTGTTCACGAAGTTCCATAGGAACTCCAGAAAGAGGAATAGAAATAATTGTCATTTGTGTAAAAGCCGAAAGGCTGAATGATTACTCCACCATCATATCATAAAAAAAGAGGGGCGTCAACCCCTCAAAGATCATTCGGTTTCTTCTACACGTTTTTTCTTAGAACCAATATTATATTTGGTTTCCAAAATCCAGTCACCCTTATCCTTATAAGCAAGGACTTTAATTTGGTTGAGTGGGGCAATATCTTGAATCTTAGTTACATCAACAATAGTAATAAGATCCCAATCTGCAAGAAGTTGAGCAATGCGATTGCGGCGCTGAACATCGTTTACAGTCAAGTTTGCGTGTTTGCCATCCAGAGCAAACAGTTCCTTAAAGTGAACGAGGTAATATCTACCTTGCTTATGCAAAATATGGCAAGACTGATAGATTTTCTTTTCCTTTCTTGAAGCAACTCCGATACGGGTCAAAGTCTCACGAACCTTAAGAAAATCATCAGGTTCATTAAGAATCACTTCCACCATTTGATCGGGCGTCCACTTTACTTCAGGTTCTTGAACTACACTCATTTTGTTCCTCCAGTTTCAAATTTCGATTTAATAAAAGTAAGTTGTTCTTTTGTAAGAATCCTCAAAGATTGTTTTGCCTTTTCATTACTATAACCATAATAACGCTTGACATAATCAAGATCTTTGATTTTATCTTGTCGGATCCAGGGAGAAAATCTCTTCTTTTTCCTCAGACTATTTAGCAAAAAATCATATTGCATCTTCTTAGATAGAAAATGATAACGATTCATTTCATTCGCAAACATAATTGAATCGATATGTCCTGAAAAACATCGATTAATAATATAAGGAGGATATTCCTTTTCAAGTAAAGGATCTTCATCAATCAGATTCCTTTTTGTCTGATTAATACTATTCAACCAATCTTTTAGTTCCATATTATCTAATAATTTCTAAGTTAGAATTTACATCCCACAATTCTAAATTTGTCCTAAATTTGTTGTCTTGAATCAACTTATTGTATCTTCGTGTTGCCTTAACTTTCCACCACTTGATAACCTCTTTAGGTTCATACCCAAACTTTGAGATATAATATCTTTTCTTCTCAGTCAAAGTTTTGGCATGTTCAATGCACTTTTTAAATTCATGTAACTTTGAATCATCACGAAGAGACTTTATGATGATTGAAATCATCTTGGTTTGAATTTTAAGTTTTTTTGACGACTTATCCGCCGAGATTAGTCTTTCGCCACCATTTGCATTGTTATTAAACCACCAAAACATTTCACGAAAATAATCATCATGAAATAAGGGAAGAAAATTACTTTCAGTATCTCCTATATGTCGAATATAAGGTTTAAGACCATCATACATGGATACTCCTTTTGTTGTACCGTATAATGAAGTTGTTTCAAAGTATTGAAGATCAGTTCCATACTTTGCATTAAACTGTCGTTTGAGTTCATTAGATGATGCCAATAATGCAAGTAGTTTTCCACCAAGATAATTATATCCAAAAGGTTGAACTGGGACAATGTTAAATCCCATTACAAACTCATGATTAATTTTAGACAAAGGTAGTACCTCTCCAAAATAATCATTTCTTGGTTTTGAATTAATTGTTGGCGATCCAAATCGAACAACACCAATCACTTTGTTAGTGTTATCTTCAGTAACAATCCATTTAATTGTTCTACCTGGAATTGCTTCTTCAATTGCATTGGAAGCAGTCATATTCAAAATTTCAGAATACAATTCTTGATTGTATTTTGTTTTCGGTTTAGA